CTGGCCGCTCTCATGGACAAGATCGTCGAGGAAGGCCGCAGGTTCGCCGCTACGGCGGATATGAAGGTCAGCGACATGTCGGCGCAGGCTCCGGTGGGCACCACACTGGCCCTGCTGGAGCGCCAGCTTAAAGTGATGACGGCTGTCTCGGCGCGGCTCCACTTCTCGTTCAAGCAGGAGCTAAAGCTGCTGGCTGGCCTCATCCGCGACTACACGGACGACGACTATGACTACGACCCGGTCGATGCACCGCGTAAAGCGAAAAAGGCCGACTATAGCCACGTAGAGATTATCCCGGTCAGCGATCCAAACGCTGCGACGATGTCGCAGAGAGTAGTCCAGTACCAAGCCGTCATCCAGATGGCGCAGATGGCGCCGGACATCTACGACCTGCCCAAGCTGCACAGGGGCATGCTGGAGGTGTTGGGGATCAAAAACGCCGCTGAGCTTGTGCCGCTGCCCGACGATCAGAAACCCAAAGACCCTGTCTCGGAGAACATGGCTGCGCTCAAGGGCGAGCCGCTCAAGGCGTTCCAGTATCAGGACCATCAGGCCCACATTCAGGTGCATATGGCTGCCATGCAGGACCCCATCGTCATGCAGCTTGTAGGACAAAACCCCAGAGCGCCGCAGATTCAGGCTGCCATGATGGCCCACATCGCTGAGCACGTTGGGTTTGCGTACAGGCAGAAGATTGAGCAGCAGCTTGGCATGCCGCTGCCACCCGAGGACGAGAAGCTGCCGCCGCAGATTGAGTTGCAGCTATCGGCCATGATGGCCCAAGCGGCCCAGCAGGTGCTCCAGCAGAGTCAAGCGCAGGCTGCGCAGCAGCAAGCCCAGCAACAGGCTCAGGACCCCGTCCTACAGATGCAGCAGCAAGAGTTGCAGCTACGGGCTCAGGACTTGCAGATCAAAGCGCAGAAGGTGCAGGTCGATGCTGCCGCCCGAGCCGACGAGATCAAACTCAAGGAAAAGCAGATCGCAGTCGATGCGGCGTTCAAGGCCGACAAACTCGCTGCAGACCAGCAACGTGACGGTGTTCGTATGGGCATCGACATCGCAAAGAGCCGTCAGCAGATGGCGCGTCCTCAACCAACTAAGGGTAAACCCTCACCTAAATGATCCAAGATTTCGCACGCGTACTGCGCGAGAAGTTACGCACCGACATGAACAACTACACCGATGACTTGGCCGGTGGAGCATGTCGCTCATTTGACGAATACCAAAAACTCTGCGGCGTTATTCAAGGTCTAGCCGTTGCAGAGCGTCATCTCCTCGACCTTGCAAAGAAAGTTGAAGAAGCCAATGAGTGAACTCATATTGCCTCCCGGCGTGTCTATGCCGCCCAAAATCCAGCCCAAGGAAGCCCCTGAAAAAGAGGCTACTGCGGAGGAAAAAGCCACGAGCTTGCCTCTGCCGACCGGCTGGAAACTGCTGTGTATCGTGCCCGATGTGTCTGAAAAGCTCGACGGCACGGAACTGGACTTGGTCAAACCAACGTCCATCCTGAAACAGGAAGAACACGCCACCACGGTGCTGTTCGTCTTGAAAGTTGGCCCCGATGCGTACAAAGACCAAGCGAAGTTTCCCAACGGCGCGTGGTGCAAAGAGGGCGACTTTATCTTGGTGCGGACGTACTCGGGTACGCGTTTCAAGATTTTTGGCAAGGAGTTCCGTCTGATCAATGACGATCAGGTGGACGCAGTAGTGCAAGACCCCCGTGGGATTACCCGCGCATAAGGAGCAATCATGGCAACCAGTGAATTTAAGTTCCCTGACGAGGTGGAAGACACCAAAACACAGGCAGAACCTGATGTTGAGATCAAGGCCGAGGAAGAGTCAGAGATTGAGATAGACATCGTCGACGACACCCCCGAGAGGGATAAAGGCCGTAAACCGCTGGATCGGGAGGTCAACGACCCCACCGACGAAGAACTGGATACATATACAGAAGGCGTTAAAAAGCGCCTGAAAGAACTCACGCATGCACGACATGACGAGCGTCGAGCCAAGGAAGCTCTAGCCCGGGAAAAAGCCGAGCTTGAGCGGCTGGCACAGGCGATGGTTGAGGAGAACAAACGCCTCAAACAGTATGTCCAGTCGGGCACTGAGCAGTATGTGACGATGGCGCAGCAGGCAGCAGAGGCCAAACTTGAGAAAGCCCGCCGGGACCTCAAGGCTGCGCAGGAGGCGTTTGACACAGACGCCATCATCGCCGCGCAAGAGGCGTTGGCTGAAGCTAAGTGGGAGTCGCAAAACACCAAAAATATGCGTGCACCCGCTTTACAACAGCCGCAAGAAGATGTACAAAGCCAACAACCGCAACCCCAACAGGTGCGGGCCGACGAGAAAACCCTGCGCTGGCAGGCAAAAAACCAGTGGTTCGGCTCCCCCGGGTTTGAGGAAATTACCAGCTACGCACTAGGGCTGCATCAAAAGCTAGTCAACAACGGGGTGGACCCCCGCACTGATGAGTATTTCGAGCAGATTGACGCTCGCGTGAAGTCCAAGTTTCCCGAGATTTTCGGGGGCGAAGACGACAAGCCACGGTCGCAAGCAGCGGCTCCGGCTAGAAAACCTGCATCCGTTGTGGCTCCTGCCAGTCGTTCGACTGGTAAGAAACGAATTGAGCTAACACCATCGCAAGCCGCGTTGGTCAAGAAGTTCAACCTCGACCCACAAATGTATGCAAAGGAAATTTTGAAACTGGAGAACCAAAATGGCTGAATTGCAAGACCGCACCCCTCGTGATTTGAAGTCACGCGAAAAATCTGCTCGTGCCGTATACGTACCGCCGAGCAACCTGCCTGATCCAACGCCTGAACCGGGATGGGTCTACCACTGGGTAGCCACTCACATTCTGGGCCAGTCGAACCCAACCAACGTGTCTCAAAAGATGCGCGAAGGCTGGGTGCCGGTGAAAGCAGAAGACCATCCTGAACTGATGCTTTTGGGGAATGAGAAGACTGGCAACGTGGAAATTGGCGGACTCATGCTTTGCAAGATGCCCACCGAAAAATTCCGCGCCCGTCAGGATTACTACAACAACCAAGCGCAGGGACAGATGGACTCAGTGGACAACCACTTCATGCGAAACAATGACCCGCGCATGCCGTTGTATTCGGAGAAACGCTCTTCGACCACACGCGGTGCAGGTTTTGGTTCTGGTTCAAAGTAACAAGGAGTAATTCATGGCATATCCTACCGTCGACAAGACGTACGGATTCAAGGCTATCAATCGTCTTGATGGTCTGCCGTACGCAGGTCAGACTCGTCTGATCCCCATTGCGGCTAGCTACGCTACCGCAATCCTGAATGGTGACACTGTTCAGGTTGACACCACGGGTTTTCTCGTGGCCAAAACCACCAGCAACTCTGGCGATGCCATTGGTGTTCTGGTTGGTTGCCAGTACGTAAACTCGCTCGGCCAGACCGTGCAGTCTCAGTACTACCCCGCCGCCGCTTCGACTTCTACCAATCTGGCTTACGCCTACGTGGTGGATGATCCGTTTGCGACTTTCAAGGTTGTTGCTGCTGCAAGCTCGACTAGTACCCCCACTGGGTATACCCGCGCTTTGGTTGGCTCCAACGTGGCTATGGCCACTGCGACTGGTTCGACGACCACTGGTGATTCCGCTTACGGCATCAACGGTGCATCGGCTGACACCACCAGCACCTTGCCAATCCGTGTGGTTGATGTTGTGCCGGAAACTTCCTATATCTCTGGTGGTACCACGTACTACTATGAGTTCATTGTGAAGTTCAACCAGCATCAGTATCTCGACACCACTGGCGTCTAATAAGGAGTACTGAAAAATGGCTATTTCACGCGCACAACTGCTCAAAGAACTGCTCCCCGGCTTGAACGCTCTGTTCGGCATGGAGTACGCTCGTTATGGCGAAGAGCACAAGGAAATCTACGAGACCGAGAAATCGGAGCGTAGCTTTGAAGAAGAGACCAAGCTGTCGGGCTTCTCTGCCGCACCTGTCAAGAACGAGGGCTCTGCCATCGCTTACGACAATGCGCAGGAGGCATTTACCGCCCGCTACACCCACGAGACCATTGCTCTGGGCTTCTCGATCACCGAAGAGGCGATTGAGGACAACCTGTACGACAGCCTGTCTGCTCGTTACACCAAAGCTCTGGCCCGTGCGATGGCTTACACCAAGCAGGTTAAGGCTGCAGCCGTTATCAACAACGGCTTCAACGGCGCCTATGCTGGTGGTGACGGCGTCTCGCTGTTTGGCAACAACAGTTCTGGCACCCGTGTGGGCCACCCGCTGGTCTCTGGCGGCGTGAACTACAACAGCCCGACCACTGGCGTTGACCTGAACGAGACTGCTCTGGAAAACGCTGTGATTCAAATCGCTGCGTGGACCGATGAGCGTGGTCTGCTGATCGCTGCCAAGCCTCGTAAGCTGGTGATCCCCCCGAGCCTGATGTTCGTGGCCAAGCGTCTGCTTGACACCGAGCTGCGGGTTGCAACTGCTGACAACGACATCAACGCGTTGAAGCAGATGGGTGCGATCCCCGAAGGCTACACCGTCAACCACTTCCTGACCGACACCAACGCATGGTTCCTGACCACTGACGTTCCCAACGGTCTGAAGCACTTCGAGCGTATGCCTCTGGCGAACTCGATGGATGGTGATTTCGATACCGGCAACGTCCGGTACAAGGCTCGTGAGCGTTATAGCTTCGGCTGGTCGGACCCCCTTGGGATGTGGGGCTCCTCTGGTTCGTCCTGATTTTTCAGGGTAAACCCTAGTAAAAACGGCCCTTCGGGGCCGTTTTTCTTTGCCTGTCGTTGGTGTACAGTATTACCTGTTACTAAGTCTCAGGAGCCCACATGGACATCACAAATATGCCCAAGACCCGTGCCGAAGCCAAGGCTGCCGGGGCCAAGTACTATTTCACCGGAGAGCCCTGCAAACACGGCCACATTGCCCCACGCAAGACCAAAGGCTCTTGCGTTGATTGCTTGAAGGTGGAGTGGCAACAAGCCGCCGAAACACGCGCAGAGTACTTTCGGGAGTACAACCAGCGTGAGGATGTCAAAGACAGGAAACACGACTGGTACTTGGCCAATCACACGCAGGTAAAACAGGCGGCAGCAATCAGACCTCCTGCTGTTTTACGGCAATACCGTTCGACTTGGAAGGCGTCAAACAAGCTTCAAGTTCGTGCAGACACCAAAGCCCGCCGTCGTAAACATCGTGAAGCCACCCCCCGGTGGTTGTCCCGTAAACAAAAATCTGCCATACGGCACTTGTATCAAGCAGCTATAACGCTTACTCAGACAACGGGGGAACAGTACGTTGTAGACCACATCTATCCGCTGCGGTCGGATGAGGTCTGTGGGCTGCATGTGCCGTGGAATTTGCGGATCATCACGCAAGCCGAAAACCTTCAAAAATCAAATGCGCTGCCTTCAGACGATCAGGCCCTTGCATTCCCACCAAAGCCGTGATACAAACCCACTATCCCGGGGTTATCCGGTGTTACTGACAGGTCCCGGCCTGACGGCATGCAGACAGTAGCACCTCAACTCGCATGTGAGGCTCAAATGGCACGCACTACCTTCTCTGGCCCGGTAAAGTCTGACAACGGCTTTGAGGGCAACATCACTGGCGATATTACTGGGAACGTCACCGGTAATGTGACCGGCGCTCTGACTTCCACCACCACGACTTCCGCAGCACTGCTTGCCATTGGCAACGCCGTGAACACCTCCGGTAAAGCTCTGGGCAAGACGCTGTACAACACCACGACCAAGACTTTCTACGTTGCTCAAGGCGCTACTGCTGGCAGCACTTGGATTGACGCAGGCGACGGTACGACCACCATCACTCCGGTCTGATAGGAGCGCATCATGACGATGCAATACGACGTAAAGTCGGCGCACATGACTTCTACGGGCGTGGCGGTGAACTACCGTACGCGCATCAAAGGGGCCATCGTGTCCGCAAACGCCAGTGCGGCCACTCGTAATACTGTGTTTGCCAACAATGTGACGCAGACGGGTACATACGGGCGGTCAACCAATGTCGTGACGGTGACCATCACCGACCACGGATTGGCCAC